CCGTCAGGTCGCTCGGATAGCGACCACCCTTGCGGTCGTAAAGCGCGCGGTTCTCGACTGTCCACATCGGGCATCCCTCCACAAAAATCAGAAGATGCCCTCTTCAATCATGACCTATTCTAAAAAAACCGTTAACTTGCCGGACAGACACTGAAACCCCTGTCTTTCCACCCGGCAGTTCAGCCATCACCGTATCGCGGTTCAGCAACACAATCTGCTGGTCCTGGGGGCGCCGTGCCTCGGGCTTGGTGTCCAGGCCGAGCCGCCTTAGGGCGTAGTAAAGAAAAGCTCGCCGGACCTCGATCTTCACGCACCCCCCGCGCATGCCGTAGTCGAGTGCGATGACCCTTTTCTGTGTTCGCGAAAGGTCGGGGTGGGGGCCAATCTCCAGAGTCACGAAACCATGCCAGTCCCGGTCACCCTCGAGCGTAATATCGTTGGGCTTGGTGGCCCGTGCTTCAAGCATCCTCGATAGCAGGAAGTCCTTGAACGCTTCGTCGGTGTGGCAATAGGCGCGCGCGCGCCAGCGGAAGCCGTCGAAGCCGATGGCATGGGGCGTGATCCAGCGCCATCGTGGTTCAGGGCGTGAGAGGGACTGGTATCGGACCTCGATGGCTTCGGCGCGCCGGATGGCGGCGACCACGGATCGAAGGATGACGGCGTTTACCGACCGAGCCGGGGTGGGCACTGAATCAAAGCTGGGAAAGTGGCCAATCCAGGTGTCGGACGGCTCGATGATGCCATCTGAAATGGAGCGCAGTTGGGATAGGTAGCGGCTCGCGTCAGGTTGAAGGAACTGTGGTTCGAATTCTGGGCTGCGCACATATGACTTCGCACTCTTGTCATAGGTCATGTTGTCCGGCGCCATGCCGAGATAACGGTTGAGGTCGGTGGACGCTTGGTTCACCGAGATTCCGAACGTGTCTATCAGGTCGCCCCGATTCACATGTCCCTCCCAGAACAACCGAAACTCGATGAACTCGAGCCGGCGCTCGACGCCCCATCGAAGATCTGCTTTCTCTTCGCCCACCATGCACTCCGCGTGACATGATGCGACCCATTACTGGTTTCGACCAGTTTCTTGTCGCATCAGGGATAGTAGCGCGCAGGTTGTGCGCACACAATCGAAAACCAGCGAACATCGGAGATAGGCCCGTTAGCCAAGTGCCGTGGAAAGGGACCGAGATACGGTGTTTGCGGCGTCCTTCACCGGATCGGCCGCGAGGTGGGCATAGCGGGCGGTGGTCTGAACCTGTGAATGGCCGAGGAGCTTGCCGATCATCGGCATGCCCTGACCGGCGGCAACCGCCGTGGAGGCGAAGGTGTGGCGCAGGTCGTGGATACGGACGTCCTCGATGCCGGCGCGCTTGCGGATGCGCCGCCAGGGCGGCTGCAGGTCGGTCAGATGCGCGCCGGGGTTCTTCCCTGTGATGACCCAAGGATTTTCGTTCAGTCGTTCGATCTTGGAAAGGACCTCGATCGCCGGGGCACCGATGTGGACGGTCTTGGCGCCGGTCTTGGAATCGGGAAGATGAAGCGCCATCCCCGCGAAGTCCACGTGGTCCCACTTGAGCGTCATGATCTCGGAAAGGCGGCAGCCGGTGAAGATCAGCAGCCGCAGGGCGTTGATGGCCGACCGGCTCTCGATGCCTTCCTGCTCGCATTGCCGCAGGGTTTCGCCGAGCCGGGCCAGTTCCTCCTTCGAGAGGTAACGCTCCCGTTTCTTCTCCGGGTACTTCTTGACGTGCCGGCAAGGGTTGGTACCGTCCGGCCGCAGTCCCCAGACCTCAGCGAGGTTGAACGCCTTCGACAGGAACTGGAGGCATCGGTTGGCCTGGATAGGGGCGAAGCGGAGGTCGTGGTGAAGCTTGGCGATGTCGGACCTCGCGATCTCGCTGACTCGCAGGTGGCCGATCCGTTCGCGGATATAGGCCTTCAGGCAATAGCGATAGCCGTCGACCGTGCGCGGCTTGCAGTGATGGGCCGCGTGCTCGTCGATGACGCGCCGCCCCAGATCGTCGACGGTCAACTCGGTCCGAGCCTTCTCGCGGGCGCCGGCCGGGTCCTCGCCGTCCTTGACGCGGCCAAGAACCTTGATCGCTTCTCCCCGGGCCTTCTCGGTGGTGAGGATGCCGTGCAGGCCGAGGCTCATGCGCCGGAACTTCCGTCCGACCCGGTATTGAACCAGGTAGGAGCGCTTGCCGCTCGGCAGGATGCGGGCCCCGAAGCCGGGGATCTCGCTGTCGAAAATGATGTAGTCCTTGTCCCGGACCTCGGCCGCCTCGACGAGGCGTTTGGTGATCTTGGGCATGGAGCAGGGGCCTCCGTCCGATGTTGGTTCCGATTAACCCGCTGCGGTCCGCCGATAATCCATGGACTCACCATGGACACATGAGGGCGAAAGTCGCCGCGCGGTGCTGCGAAACCAACAGAAGGCTGCCAACGCCAAATATCAAGTTAATTCAATGACTTATCGTAGTCTTGCGCAATCATTCGAAGCGCCGAGAACCTTTCATGAACGGTCTCATAACCTGAAGGTCGCAGGTTCGAATCCTGCCCCCGCAACCAAAAAAGCCCGCAAGTACAAACACTTGCGGGCTTTTTGATTCCACCAAAACATAAACATAATCGCCATGGACTCCTCATGGACTCAAGAGGGAGCGAAAAGGCGCGTAAAGAATTGCGGTCATCTCTGATAAGCGCCGTCAGATTCACTTCTGTGTCCTAGCTAGATTTGGTTATCCAACGAGGTGCCTGCATCAGCATCGATCAATAAAAGAATTTCGATCATTGCAGCCATATGAAGGGGTGTGTTGAGGCTGTTATTTAGGCCGGTCATGATCCTCTCGTATACCCCTCATGCTAAAGCGGCTCTGTGCCGCGGCTGAGGATTCCAAGATACTCGTCGTAAACAAACAGGCGGCCGCGCTGTTTGCCGGTGATCTCGCGAAGAATCCCGAGCCGTTCCATGTGCTGGACTGATTTGCTGACCGTCGGCGCGGAAATCCCAAGCCGTTGGGCTGCGTCGGGAATCGCGATGATGGGCTTCTGCTGAAGCAGCTGATGGACGCGAAGCGCAGATGCCGCCGGCCGCCCGAGGCCCTCGATTCGACGGCGGTCGTCATCGAACACGTTTAGGATCTCTCGCGCCGCGTCGGCCGCCTGCATCGACGTCTCGGCAACGCCCTCCAGGAAAAACTCCAGCCACGTCTCCCAGTCGCCCCGCTCGCGCACCTGCTGGAGCAGGTCGTAGTACTGGCGGGGGTGGGTTTTGAAATAGAGGCTGAGATAGAGGATCGGCTCTTTCAGAATCCCCTGCGCACAAAGCAAGCAAGTGATCAGGAGCCGCCCGAGACGGCCATTGCCATCCAAGAACGGATGGATGGTCTCGAATTGGACATGAACCAAGCCAGCCTTGATCAGTGCCGGGATTTCGGGTGTTCCCGCGTGGATGAACCTCTCCAAATCCGACATCAGGTCTTGGACTTGATCAGGCGGAGGGGGAACGAACAGAGCGTTGCCCGGGCGGGTGGCGCCGATCCAGTTCTGGGATCTGCGGAACTCCCCCGGCTGCTTCGTGCTGCCCCGACCCTTGGACAGCAGGATCTCGTGGATCTCCCGCATGAGACGGAGCGAGATCGGGAACCCCTCTCGAATCCGGGCGAGGCCATGGTCCATGGCCGCGACGTAGTTGGACACCTCCTGGACGTCGTCGAGGGGCGCTCCTGGCGCTTCCTCGCTCTCGAAAATCAACAGGTCCGAAAGGGAGGACTGAGTTCCCTCGATTTGGGACGAGAGCAGAGCCTCTTTGCGGACGTACATGTAAAGGAAAAGCGGCGTGTCGGGGAGGATCGATGTCACGCCATCGAGGCGCCCGATAGCCCGGTTCGCCGCATCCAGCCGCCCGTAGAGCGCATCCATTCGGACCTGTGGATCGGGCGGCAGTGGGGGCGGGACGAAGGCTTCGGTCGTTTCGCCTCCTACGGTCGTCGCGACACGCTTACCCAAGCGTGATTCTGCGTGTTGAAGAGGCATGTTGTGAAACGATCCTTTCCTTGGCATTCTCGTTACGAAAGAATATCACATATTCCTTTCTTTGTGACGAGTGTAACGAAAGGTTCGGGAAGGTGCAAAGGGCCAAAAATAGCGGAAACGCCAGCCGGGGGCTCATAGAGCCCATGGGCGGATAGGGCTTCCCATGGGGCACGTCCGGCTCGGCAGTCTTCCGAGAACGAGGAAATGGCAGCAGGTCATCGACCTGCTGGGCAGCGACGCCGACGTCGGTGAGATCGCCGCGGCGTCCTCCGATGCAGCCGAGAACAGCCTGGCCCAGGCAGCCAAAGACCCGGCATTTCTTCATTCCTTCTGGCTGCTGACGCAAATCCCGCTTGCCGCGCGCACGGAGAACTTCGCGGCCGAGCTGCGTCAGCTGGGCCTGAACGTTGGCAACACTCCATCCCTGATGGAGGTGCTTTCCGCCTTCGGCGACGCCATTGACCGCCATGCTCGCGAAACCGGAGCCGGACTGCGCACCGACTTCGGTGAGATGGCGCGTATGGCGGCAACCGAAGCGCTCGGCACGGTGGCGGGGCGGGACCTGCCTGGGCTTTTCGGTCCGACCGCCGACGATGTGAAGCTGTCAATCGGCAAGCTGACGTCCCCCAACAATTTCAGCGTCCTCTCCAGAGACTTCTTTTCCCGCCTGACCCAACGCCACCTGGATTACTACCTGAGCCGCGAGCTCTCTAAACACGTCGGGCCGCAGGGGCGTTTCAACTCGATCGCCGAGCACACCGAATTCAATGCCGCGCTCGAACGTCATTGCAAAGAAGCTTCGCGGATCATCAAGGAATTCGCCGGTGGTTGGTATTCCAAGAAGAACTACGAGAACGAGCTGACGCCCTCGGAGGCGGGCAAGTTCGCTCACGTCGCCTTCAAGAAAATCCGGAACGAGCTTCGCAAGAGGAGGGACGCCGATGGCTGAGCGTCTCGTCCTCTGTGGCCCCGTGGACAGGCCGGATCGCGAGGCGAGTGATTGCCTGCGCCTGGACCTGAGCGGGGCGGATGACAATGTCACGTTGCGGATTCAGGACATCAGCCGCCGCATGGTCGCCGGGGTGCCCGGTCTGCTTACCGACCTGCTCGAGGTTGCGGCCTATGTCTACAGTGCGGATGCCGCGACCAAGCGGGGCGGAGATATCATGAGAGGCCTCGGGCGTGATTGGCGACGCCAGTTTCGCTTTGTCATCCCGGTCAGGGAGCCCGATGTCTGGAACCGTCAAGATGTAATCGATGCGCTGACCGGAGTGCTCGGGTTCCTGACCGAGGACGACTATCGGTTCGAGTTCGTTCCTCACGCTGGCGCGCCTAGTTTCGATTCCTACCTGGATTTTGGTGATCAGGACGTGAGCGGATTCACGCCCGACGCGGTTATCCTTTTTTCGGGCGGATTGGATTCCCTTGCCGGGGCTGTCGAGGACGCGGTCGGCAACGGAAAAAACGCGGTTCTCGTGAGTCACCATTCTGCGACCAAGGTCTATGCGAAACAAAAGGAACTCATTGAGGAGCTCCGGAAGAAGGCTTCAGGCAGGCTGCTTCATCTGCCAGTGAAGGTCGTCAAGGAGAAGGCCCTCGGCCACGAGTTCACGCTGCGCTTCCGATCCTTCTTGTTTGCTTCCCTGGCGACGGTCGTCGCCCGGATGCTGGGGAATAACCGGATCAAGTTTTTCGAGAACGGCGTCGTGAGTCTGAACTTTCCCATCGCGGCACAGGTGGTCGGCACCAGGGCCACGCGCACCACCCATCCTCAGGTATTGGCCGGCTTTGCGGGATTTTTCTCGACCCTGTTTGGCGAGGAGATCGCGGTCGAGAATCCCTACCTTTGGAAAACCAAGGCAGAGGTCGTCAAAGTTCTCGACCATCATGGTTGCAGTGATTTGATCCGGGGATCGGTGAGCTGCTCCCGCGTCCAGATGACGAAGTACAAGACCCACTGCGGCGTCTGTTCCCAGTGCATCGATCGCCGGTTTGGAACTCTCGGCGCGGGCCTGGAGGAGCACGATCCGGAAGAAATGTATGAAGTCCGGCTTCTCGAAGGCGGGCGGAACAAGGATGAGGACCGCACCATGGCGGAAGCCTACGTCAAGACGGCCTCCGACATGCGGCAGATGACGGACCTTGGATTTCTCAGCAAGTACGCCGGCGAACTATCGCGCGTGGTTCAACACCTTCCTGGGTCCCAGGACGATAACGCCAAGAAGGTCATCGACCTCTTCAAGCGCCACGCGGAGACCGTATTTACGGTCATGAAAAGTGGCGTTGAGAACCACGCGGACGAGCTTCTGAATCATTCGATTCCAACCAACAGCCTGCTGATGATGGCCATTTCTCCAAGTGGCGGTCTCGGGATCACGGTTAAGCCTGAGGTGATCAATCCCGCCAGCAGTGGCGAGGAGGATGCCGGCGAAGCAGAGCGTGAGGCGATCGATTATTCGAGAACATCGGAAATCAGAATCGCTGTCGATGAAGATGAAGGACAAGTCCTCGTGGAAGGGCTTGCGCCGTTGACGGGGCCAAAGGAATTTCAGCTCATTAAAATTCTGTCTGATCAGTACCTCGAGGACCAGGGCAACAAGAGAGCTCCGGAGAACTACCGCTGTAAGGACAAGTGGAATTTTGCCGACGAACTTGGCGTCGAGGAACCGACGCTTCGCCGCCAGGTCTCCCGTATCCGGAAAAAGGTGCACACCGGGTACCAAGGGAAATACGGCCTGCCTCTCAGTCAGGACGCCTTTATCGAGAACGTCCACGGACGCGGCTATCGCATCAATCCGTCCGTGCGGGTGCTGGCGCCTTCCGAGATCGGTCAGCAGTAGGTCACGTCACACATTCAACGTGACGATGTCACAAATCGGCGTTCCACTGGGAGGAATCCCTGCTGTTTTCACGCGTGGGGCGTCACATCTTTCTTCGGCGGTGTCCATATAATCGCCCCCCTGAAAGTCCGATAATCACTGCGAAATCAAACGGTTGCGCAACAAGCCAAGCGGCAAGGCGCATAACTTTCGCGGTGAAGAACGATGTCACAGTTTCAGAATACCGGATCGAATCCGCCGTCGGACGATGACCAACGGCGCACGCGCGAGGACCGCAAGCAGGTCCGCCATCTCAACCAAATCAACCTTGCCGACCGGTGGAACATCTCCGAGCGCACGCTTGAGAGGTGGCGCTGGCTGGGCGAGGGCCCCGCCTACCTAAAAATCGGCGGCCGGGTCGTCTACCGCTTGGAGGACGTCGAGGCCTACGAGGCTGAGAACCTCCGCGCCAGCACCTCGGCGGCTGCCGGGTCCCGGTGATGGCCGCGATGACCGCGCTGATCTCCCCCGTGTCGGCTGTGCCGCCGCTCCGCTCCCTGATGATCCGGGAAGGCGACTTCCTGAGGTGGATCGAACACGCGGGGCCAGGTGACCGTCTCGAATACCACCGGGGCCATCTCGGCGCCGACCGCGAGGCGGGGAGTTCGCTTCCCGAGGCCATGCGCCGGGAACTGGGCCGGATCGCCGACCGCGCCATGGATCTCGCCCTCGAAGGCCGCCTGCACCTTGTCCAGGAGCGCCGCGGCAAGGACGTCACCGCCTACCTGGTGGTGATGGGGGCGCCGGCTGATGGCCGCCCTGAACCCCTTCGAGGCCTTCGCCGACACCTACACGCCGCGCCCGGTCAAGGCCAGGCGGAAGCAATCGGCAGGCCGCCGCACGAAATCGGCCAAGGACAAGCGCTCCGAAGAACGGGGCAAGCTCGCGGCCCGCTACCGGCGCGAGGAAGCGCGGAGGACGGCCGAGGCGCTGGCGTCTCCTCTGGGCAAGCGCCTGGCCTCCCTCCTCGCCGAGTTCGACCGGCTTACCATCGACGACGCCGACGTCATGATCGCCCGCCTCGAGGGCCAGGACTGGCTGCTGGAAGCGGATGAGGACTTCCGCCGCCTGGCGCTCCGCCTGATCGACAAGCGCATCGGACGCATCCGCCTCGCCGCCGGTCTCATCGAGCTCGACGACCCGCTGCCGGGCGCGCCGGACAGCGCCTTCTTCATCATCAAACGCTTGCTGAGGGTGACCTGATGCCCGCCATCTCCATCAAATCCATGCTCGACGCCCATGTCGCCGCCAACGAAAAGACCTGGGCGCACGACCGGGACCTCACCGTCGGCGCCAGCGAGGTCGGCCAGTGCCTGCGCAAGACCTGGTTCGCCAAGAACGGCGTCGATCCCGATCCCGATTACGTCGACCGCTATGGCGCCAAGCTGCGCGGCGATCTCATCGAGAACCATCACTGGGAGCCCGGCATCCGCGCCCAGCTGCCCGACGGCGTCGCACTCCTGTTCGCGGGCGCGGACCAGAAGACCCTGGTCGACGGGTATCTCTCGGCCACCAGCGACGGCCTGCTGGTCGGTGTCTCTCCGGACGCGCTCTCCCACCATGGCGTCGACGACGACGTCGGCGACAGCCTGGTGGTCGAGTGCAAGAGCATCGATCCCCGCGTCAGCCTCAAGGACGCCAAGGCCGAGCACGAGTTCCAGGTCCACTGCCAGATGGGCCTGATCCGGCACTGCACCGCGTACCGGCCCAACTTCGCGCTGATCTCCTACACGGACGCCTCTTTCCTCGACGACGTCACCGAGTTCGCGATCGCGTTCGATCCGGAGATCTACGCGGCGGCCAAGACCCGCGCCACCCGGGTCATGACGGCGGCCGCATCCCTGGACTTGCCGCCCGAGGGCAAGCTCGCCGGCGGCGGCGAATGCCGCTACTGCCCGCACCGGAGCCAGTGCGCCGGCGACGCCGTCGGCGCCATTCCCGAAGACAGGGAACCGCTCGGCGGCAATGCGCTCGCGGCGCTCAAGGTCCTGGTCGACGAGGAGCAGGCGGCGCGGACCGGGAAGGACACCACGGCCCGGCGCCATGCCGAGGCCCAGGAACGGATCAAGGAATTCTTGCGGGAACACCGGACCAGCAAGGTCGAAGGCGACACCTGGTCGGTGACCTACTTCCCGGTCAAGGGACGCCTGTCCCTGGACAGGAAAGCCGTCGAGGCGGCCGGCATCGATCTCTCGCCGTTCGAGACGCCGGGAGATCCCGGCGAACGTCTGACCATCAAGGTCAAGTAACCGCAACCAGCATAAGGAAACCCCAAAATGTTACACGAGAACGTTCCCGCCACTCAAACCGGCGGCGGCGTCACCGGGCAGCGCCGCGCGCAGGGTCGGCGAGCCGCTGATCCCCCGCGTCATGGCCCAGGTCGCCGGGGCCGCCGAGGCCTTCGAGAGCCGCTGGACGCTGGCCGCCCTCGAACGCGTCGATGCCGGCCTGCACCGGCTCTTCAACGAGCAGCAGGGCCTCTACCACGAAGCTCTCATCACCGGCAGCGGCCACGATGTCGAGGAACAGGCGGCCGCCATGTGCCGGGGCTGGGCGGCGATCGCCCGGGCCATGGAGGCAGCGGGGACCGAGGACGACGCCTGCCTGCTCGGCTTTCACGGGACGACGGGGACCAGGGTCGCCATCGGCGAGCAGAAGCACGCCATTGCCCGGGTGCGGGAGCTGCACGGCGGCAAGGTCATCTGGATTACGCCTGACGAGGTGGCGGCGCTGGTCGGCGGCATGGAACTGCTCAAGGCCGCGAAGGGCGTCTTCCCCGACGCCGAGGTCATCAATCTCTCCCCGAACGAACCGGCGCAGAGCGATGGGTGAATCCCAGAGTGCCGCCATGGCTGAAGGAGGCCAGCGACATGAACCATGAAGATCAGAAAATCCTCGGCATTGATCCGGGACTGGGCGGCGCGCTGGCGTTCCTGCATGCCGACGGCGCTCTCGAGATCTTCGACATGCCCGTGCACCGGCTGCAGCGGGGCGGCAAGGCCAAGCGCGAGATCGACCGCTACGAGCTGGCGCGCCTCGTCGACGCCCACGGCCCCGTCGCCCACGCCTTCGTCGAGCAGGTCGGCGCCATGCCCGGGCAGGGCGTGACCAGCATGTTCCAGTTCGGCAGGTCGCTCGGCATCGTCGAGGGCGTGCTGTCCGCCGGGTTCATTCCGACCGATGACGTGGCGCCGCGCGAATGGCGTTCCGGCCTCGGCGTGCGGGCCGGCAAGGACGGCAGCCGGGCGCGGGCTTCCGCCTTGATGCCCGGGCATGCCGGACTGTGGACGCGGGTGAAAGACAACGGACGGGCCGAGGCGGCGCTGATCGCGCTTTTCGGCCAGCGCCACCCGGCAACGGGGTTCGGAGTGACCGTGGCCCCGGTGGGGCCGCGTAAGCACGGAGAACGGCAATGAACCCGGAAATGATGCTCAGGCACGCCGTTCGCGTGGTCGAGAACCGGCGGCGGAAGTATGGCGAGGCCACGGCGCTGTTCGATCACATCGCCAAGCGCTGGTCCCTGGTGCCGGGCGTCAAGGTCACGGCGGCCCAGGTGGCGCTCTGCCTGATCGATCTCAAGATGGCGCGCCTTGTCCACGACCCCAAGCATCTGGACAGCATCGTGGATGTTGCCGGCTACGCGGCCTGCCTCCGGGAGGTGCAGCGATGAGATGGCATCCAAAGGGGTACGGCGGCGAGCGGCGGTCCGTCGATGACGTCAAGCGGGACGGCTGGCGCGAACAGGGGGTGCTCGCCGTGTCGGTCGAGGACGATCGGCTGACCTGGCCGGAGCGGGAGCTGGTCCGGCAGATCGGCGAGAAGCTCTATAGCAAGCGGGAAGCCGAGGGTGCGCCCCATGACTGAGGGGCGGTGGACGGCGAGCATGGTCGAGGAGCGCATGGCGGAGGCCGCCCAGGTCATGCGATGTCTGCCGGAACAGCGGGTCCAGGGGTATTACTCGACCTGGCCAGAGGTGGTGCGTGATTTCCGGGACGCGTTTGGCTGGCATGACGCCGTCCTTCGTCCGGCCCGGCCGTCGCCGGCGGCGATCAGCCGGATGGACGAGGCCATGACGTGACTGCGCTGGCTCGACCCCGTCGACGCCAAGATCGTCTGGGAGCGCGCGGCGAATACCCGGTGGAAGCCGATCTGCTATCGGTTCGGCATGGCCCGCTCGACCGCGTGGCGGCACTGGGTGGCGGGCCTTACGCTCATCGCGGCGCGGCTCAACGGCAAGCCGCGGCTCCACACGGGAAGCCACGTCCGCCGGTATGCCGAGCGGGTTCGCGCCGACGCCGAGAGGAAGTATTGAGCGTCAATCCGACATGAAACACTTTTCTCCCGGACGAAACCGGCGGAAATCGCTATGCTCAGCGCTATCCTCGGGAGAGACGCGCGCGGAGCGATCCATTGCGTCGTGGCCGAGCAGTTCGCGGGTCCTTCCTGGCGCCGATCGTATGCTGGCGGGCGTGGCGCGGAAGTTCGCCAGCGACAGCCCGAAAATCTGAGTTACCACCCACGGCCGGTTACCGGCCCCAACGGGCGCGTGAAGCCAAGGCTTCCGCGCCTTTCGCGTTTCGAAGGGTGGTAACCGCCACCCGGTAACCCGCCAACCCGGTTACCACCCGACCAAGGTTACCACCCTCGATGACCATGACCCTGCCCGACGCGGTCGAGCGCTGGCCGATCGACCGGCTGCGCGCTTACGCGCGCAACGCGCGGACGCATGGGGACGACCAGGTGGCGCGGATCGCCGCCAGCATGGTCGAGTTCGGCTGGACCGTGCCGGTGCTGGTTGACGGCGACGGCGGTGTCATTGCCGGGCACGGGCGGTTGCTGGCGGCCCACAGGCTCGGCCTCGATAGCGTGCCGGTGATCCGGCTCGACCATCTGACCCCGGCGCAGGTGCGCGCCTACCGCATCGCCGACAATCGGCTGACGGACCTCGGCGCCTGGGACGACGAGCTTCTGGCAAGCGAACTCCATGCCCTCAACGGCGAGGGCTTCGACCTCACGCTGACCGGGTTCGAGGACGCCGGTCTCGATCGGCTGATGGCGCCGCTGGACGACGCCGGGCCGGACGAGACGAGCGAAGACGATGACGCCGGAGACGAAGCGCCCGAGCCGCCGCGGGATCCCGTGACGCGCCCGGGCGACCTTTGGATCTTGGGCGACCATCGCCTGCTTTGCGGCGACAGCACGGACGCCGAGGCCGCCGCCCGGGTGATGGCCGGCGAGCGCGCCGATCTGCTGTTCACGTCGCCGCCCTACAGCAATCAGCGGGACTACACGACCGGAGGCGTCGGCGACTGGGACGTGCTCATGCGCGGGGTGTTCGCCGATCCGCCGATGGCCGACGACGGCCAGGTCCTGGTCAATCTGGGCCTGATCCATCGCGCGAACGAGTGGCAGCCCTATTGGGAAGGCTGGCTCGAGTGGATGCGCGAGCGGGGGTGGAGGCGGTTCGGCCTGTACGTCTGGGACCAGGGTCCCGGTCTGCCCGGCGACTGGAACGGACGGCTGGCGCCGGCCTTCGAGTTCGTCTTCCACTTCAACCGCGAGTCCCGGCGCGCCAACAAGATCGTGCCCTGCAAGTGGGCCGGCCACGTCCTGCACGAGGACGAGGGCGGGCTTCGCGAGAAGGACGGAACGGTCGGCAAGTGGACCCATGCGGAACAGCCGGTGCAGGAGATGCGGATTCCCGACAGCGTGATCCACATTACCCGGCACAAGGCGCGCGGGCTGGAGACGGAGCACCCGGCGGCGTTCCCGGTCAAGCTCCCGGCCTTCGTCATGGAAACCTACAGCGAGGAAGGCGCCGTGGTCTACGAGCCCTTCTGCGGTTCCGGCGCCACCATCGTCGCGGGTCAGAAGACGGCACGCCGGGTGCGCGCCGTCGAGCTCGCGCCCGAGTATGTGGATGTCACCGTTCTGCGATGGCGGCAGCTATTTTCGGATCAACCGGTGACGTTGGAAGACGGCCGGTCCTTCAATGACGTCGCGGCCGAACGCGGCAAGGAAATCAACGGGTGAGCCGGCGTTGCAGCAGGCTCTGCATGTCGCGGCGACCATCGAGCACGCAATAGACGGCCACCTGCTGGCCGATAATCCGGTAGATCACCCGATACGGCTTGTAATGGACCTCCCTGAACTCGGTTATGCCGAGCGGCTCGAGCTCCTTCGGAACATTGCCGCGTTCGGGAAGTTCCGACAGTCCGAAACAGGTGTCCTCCAGGGCGGCGATCAGGCGATCCGCTTTCTCGACCGCGTCGTGCCGGGCGACGAAAAGGTAAATGTCCTCGATGTCCCGTTCGGCGTCCTCGGACAGCAGAACTTCGAAGGTCACGATTGGGCCTGAGTCCTCACCCGGCCGCGGCTGCCAGCAAAGGCCTCGCCCACCGGCCGGACCTTGCCCTCTTCAACGGCCTTGTTGGTTATAGCCAGCATCTTCAGCAGGGCAAGGGTCTCTTGGGTCTGCTCGTAGCTGGCAATGTCCTGAAGCACCGCCTTGGCCTCGCCGTGCAGCGTGATGACGACCGGTTCCTTATTGTCGGCCAGCGCGCGGATGACCTCCGGGGCATGGGCCTTGAGATAGCTGATCGGCTTGACCCGTTCTGACAGTTTCATTGTCGGCTCTCCTGGTTGGCTTTGACCATAATATAGACCGCATTTAGTCCGGCTGGAAGGCCCAATTCCTTCCGGCATCCGCTGGGAACTTCAATGCACTTTGATACCATGCAGATCGAGCAGTGGCCGACCGACCGCCTGGAACCCTACGCCGCCAACGCCCGGACCCATTCGGATGACCAGGTTGCTCAAATCGCTGGCTCCATTGCCGAGTTCGGCTTTAACGTGCCGTGTCTCGTCGACGAGAACGGCGTGCTGATCGCCGGCCATGGGCGGTTGCTGGCCGCCAGGAACCTGGGCCTCGACACGGCGCCGGTGATCCGGCTCGACCATCTGAGCGAGGCACAGGCGCGGGCGTTCCGTATCGCGGATAACCAGTTGGCGCTGAACGCCGGATGGGACGAGGATCTGCTGCGGACGGAACTGCAGGAGCTGAACGAGGACGGTGCCGATCTGGAGCTTCTCGGCTTCGCCGAACGCGAACTCGCGGAACTCCTCGGCGGTCTTAGCGCCGGCGCCGGTGGAGCGGAAAGCGACGTCGGCGACGACGCGGCGCCCGAGCCGCCGGAGAGGCCCGTCTCCCGGTTGGGCGACCTGTGGCTGCTCGGCGAGCATCGCCTGCTCTGCGGCGACAGCACGGACGCCGACGACGTCGGCCGGCTGATGGGCGGCGAGACGGCGGCACTGTTCGCGACCGATCCGCCGTATCTGGTCGATTACACCGGCGCCGACCGCCCCAACGGCGGGCACGACTGGAGCGACCTCTATCGCGAGGTCGACATCGAGGACGCCGAGGGGTTCCTGCGGGCCGTGTTCGCCCAGGCGCTCGCGGTGTGCCGGAACGATGCGGCCTGGTACTGCTGGCACGCCCACAAGCGCGCCGCGATGATCGAACAAATCTGGTCGGAGTTGGGTGTTCTCAATCACCAGCAGATCGTCTGGGTGAAACCGGCGGCGATCCCGACGCACAGCTACTACCCCTGGCGGCACGAGCCCTGCCTGATGGGCTGGAAGCAGGGCCACAAGCCGCCGCACAGCGGTGACAACAGCCATGCGGTGACCAGCGTCTGGGAACTGGACTGGGAGGGCAACGCTCATCGATGCGATCGACGGCGGTGACGTAGGCGTCGCCCTGGTTCCAGGAACCGTCGTCGAGCCGCCATTCGGCATCGGTGCTGTTCGAGAGCTTCTCGAAGGCCAGGCCTTCGGCCTCTTCCGGGGTGCCGGCTTCGACCTCAATGATCGTGCTCTCGGTGACGTCGCGGGTGATGATCACGGTGTAGGTGGCCATCGTCGCCTCCGTCATTGCTCGATCCGGTAGACCCGGCCCCGGCCATCGATCTTCTCGGAAGTGACCGTGAGCCCGAGCTTCTTGCGGAGCGCGCCGCTGATGACGCCTCGCACGGTATGCGCCAGCCAGCCGGTGGCCTCGACCATCTGCTCCATGGTCGCGCCGCCGTCGCGCTGGAGCATGTCGATCAGGACCTGCTGCTTGGTGTGACGCGGTTTGCGGGCCGGTTTCGGCGGCGGCGAGGGCTCGGCGATGCCGAGACCAGAAACCGCCTCGCCATCGGGCGTCAGCGCCTCGATACCGGCCGCCCGGAGCACGTCGTGAACCTTGAGGTCGCGTTCGTTCATCAGCGCGGCCAGTCGGTTGAGCGCCTTGGTCTTGTAGTTGAAGGATTTGGCGCCGACGGCTTCGCCCGTGATCGTGCCGATGGCGGTGGCGATCTGGGCGACGGTGAGCTTCCCGAGTGCGTCGCGCAGAGTTTGTGCTCCTTCGTCGGGATCGGCGTTGATCGCTTCGAGGCCCTGGCGGGTGATGGCGAACGGCGTTTGCCCGATGGGGTCGCCTTCCTTCGGCGCCGCCTCGGCGATCAGGCCGGCCTTGAGGAGCGCGTGGACCACCTTGGTGACGGCGCCGCCCCTGAGGTTTTCGGGCAGCGGGTGGATGGAACCGTCGTCGCGGGCCGCGGCGGCGGAAAGCACGACGAGCTGGGTGTCGGTGAGCTTGGTCATGGGACCCTCCTCGGTGAGTGAGGCGCGCCGATCGCGCCTCTTCCACCACCGTGAGGGCGGACCGTGGCGCCGGTGGCGCCGCGTAAGCCGCCCGAACGCCCCGCCGGGAACCCGGTCGGGGCCGGAGAGGGCCGGAGGCCGTCTATTCGGCGAACGCACCTTCCTGGAAGGCGGCGTCGGTGATGCGCTTCAGGAGCTCGGCGTAATGGGCCAGCGTTCCGACGTGGCCCCAGTCGATCTCGTCCAGGGGCTTCCTGTTGTCGCGGGGTTTGGGCATCGCGCTCTCCATGGTTTGTGGACCCATGAAGGCGTTGAACCGCGCCCCGATCAACTGATTGATCGTATGATTTCATTGCTATTTTCGA